ATTTACAAACGCATCCAGAGCAGCTTCGCCTTTGATGTCAGATAACCTCATCTTTGCTCCTTTTGTTATGTGCCTGTCGCCGTGGCTGTAATCTCCACTTCACCAGTCACGGAAGAAATCGTGACTTTGTGCGTGCTGCTGTTGTATTTTGAAGAAGTCACATCCGTGCCGCCCAAAAGGACAATCACGTTCGCAATGGTGTAATCTTCTTCCGCTGTCAGCGTGATCTCAATGGCACTGGATGCTTCAGCACGGTTGCTGGTGTAGTTGGATGTGACGTGCGCAAGGTGCTGGATGACAGGATAGTAACTGCCAGCGTCAAGGCTGTAGAATTCCATCGGAACAACGTCCTGAGAGTTGATGGAAACGTGTCCAGTCAGTTCAATTGTGACCTGCCCTTTGCCGTTCTTCGTGGTCTTCAGCGTAAAGCCGCCTGTGGAAAGTGCGTTGATGATCTTCACCGCCACAAGGCCGCCGTCTGCTCTGTCGCCGACCCACCAGATGGTGGAGAAGTCATTCTGCGAAAGCTGCCGTCTTGGCGTGACCTTGGATGAACCAGCGGTAATATCAGCAGCACCAAGCGCAAGCTGGATGCTTGCCAGTGAAGTGCCAAGGCCAGTCGTTGAAACCTTGCAGTCCCAGCCGTCAATGCGCTTCAGTTCCTTGGTGTTGTTCGGGCAGTTGTCAACGTCCTCACCATAGTCGCTGTATGTCGGAACACAGGAAACCGTGATGCCGCCAGTAGTGGCACAGATAATCGCTGCATCCGTAATTGCAGGGTCAGTCGGGTCGAACGTGGTAAGAAGAACACCAGCGTCTACCTGCAGCCCTTCAAAGGTATTCTGAGGGATTTTTGTTGCAATTCCCATATTTTCTCCTTTCAAACGGCAGTCAGAAAGTCTACCGTGATGTTCAAAACTATTCGCCTGAATTTATCTTTGTCGGTTGCCATTCGCTGGGCGAACGGCGTGCCAAGCTTTATCCAGATATACCCACCGTTGGCAACTTCGATAAATCTGCCCCCATAGCCAATATATGACGCAATAGCATCGGCTTTCTCTGTGATCTCTTTCCACGAGGTGGAGTAATACCACAGCGAAGCGGTCAGGCTGACAGGGTCGCCGAAGTTCGATGTCTGCAATTCGTAGGTAATATATTTGTCAGGGAGTTCCATCCCCTCATCATAGGCACTCTGTTCATCGATTGCAGTAAGGCCAAAGGATGACCAGAACTGCTGTATCGCTTTAGCTTTGTCCATTTGTCACCTCTGGCTCAACCACAGTATCCGACAGTACATATTCCTCTGCAGTTACAACACGCATATCCAGCCCAGCCGAAAGCGGTGTCTGCTTGTCCACGCTGTCTGATGTGACACGGAATACCTTTCCGTCTGATTTCCGCTTGATAACGGCGTAATACGCCAGCGACACGGCTTTTGCGGTGTAGATGGTATAAACACTGGTCGCACCCTGAACCGCAGCCACACGGGCTTCAAGCGTTGTGTCATACGCCGCAGCGGCTTGGAACGTATCCCCTTCGCTCCAAGTGGTAGTAAAACCACCATATCCATCGGATACAGTGGTTCTTACCATCAGCGCAAAGGTTTCCATCTGTTCAGTTAACAGGCTCATATCTTTCGCCACCTGTTCAGGCTGCTTGCAAATACTGCTTTCCAGCCAGTGGGAGAAGCCCCAGCAGTGCCGCTGGAACTCGAACTGGATTTGGTGTAGCTGTACCCTGCAAAGCTTTCAGAGGTGAACGGCGACATGGACTGGCTGTTTACGCTTTCATACTTGGTTTTCCATTCAGCGATTTCCGCAGCAAGCTGAATGACCGCTTTTGGAATACCCAAAGCCCAGACAGAGCCAGTGAAAACCTCGTTCGTCAGAACGTCCGTGTTGTCGCCGTATTTATGAACGCCGTCATTGAATACGCTGCCAATGATTCGGAAATATTGCCCCTGTTGTAGGAAATCGGCGGTCAAAGTACCGCCCGAAATGGTAAATGTTCCCTCGTAACGGTTCAGGTCGAACCAGTTACGCAGTTCCTGACACAATTCAGTAAGCACTTCAACCGCCCCTTTCGTCAGCTCAGCGCACGAACTGCGAGTTCAGGATACATGGTCTTGTAGCCGTACAGGACATCCATGCTCAGCATTTCTTTCTTGTACTGCATATCATAACCACGAACCACACGCAGGGTCACGCCGTTGTAGCTGGTTGTGTAGCTTTCAACGCCAGCAGGTGCAGCAAGCGGACGAGTGACAAATGCGAAAGCGTTCTGGTGGAACACGAGGTTCTGACCGCCGCCAGAAATAACCGTGACAGCCGCATTTGCAGCGACAGTGATGTTACGATCAAGGGCAACGGAAATCTCGTTGCTGGATGCTTCGGCAGTGGTCTGGACGATGTAGTTCTTGCCGCCGATAACAAGGATGTCACCAGCGTTGACTTTACCCGTCAGGGTTGCGGAAGCGGTTGCGTTGGACACAAGGACGATGTCATCGTCATCGGTGACAGCAGTTTTGACCTTTACGCCAGAAGCACCAGTGCCGCCAGCAGTCGGGTTGCCGCTCGTAACGGACTTGACACCCTGTGCCATGTAGTTCTCGATGCCGAAAATGTTGCCGATAGAACCAGCACGCAGGGCTTCAGTAGCACCAGACTTTTCGGCGTTTACAATATCGCCAATCTGACGGAACGCAGCCATGCAGGTCGGATTCCATACGCCACGGCGCATCGTGGTCGGAACTTTGTTGTCATCAAGCACCTTTGCAGCGTTTGCAAAGATTGCCAGCGTGGTCGGCGTGCTGCCAGCCGTGCCAGTGTAGTACGGGATGTCCTTGTACAGGGCAAGGCCGTCACTGTTGATTTTCTCAGCCAGTGCAACTGCAGCAGGCTCGATGAACAGGCGGTTGAGATCGTCCACGCTGGTTGCACGGGCAATCGCCCCGAACTCAACGTCAACCGTTGCCAGCTTGTCAAGGGTGACTTCAACGCTCTTCTCTTTGACATCCTGTGCGGAAGTACCAAGAGAGGAATCAAAATCAGAAGCAGTCAGCACAACAGGCTTGCGAACCTGAATGGTTGCGCCTTTGCCGACTTCGTAGGTTTCCGAATAGTCCTTATAAATGAGGTTCGGGAACACAAGGTTTTCGATCAGCCTCGGAAGAGCCTGACGAGCAATGTTTTTGATGGAAAGAAATTCGTTGCCCATAATAATCTCCTTTATTTTTTCGCCGCTTCATAAGTGGCTTTGTAGTATTCGGCGTCAGACATACTGTCATATTCTTTCGCCTTTGTTTCTGGCGGTGTTGGCGTAGCAGCACCAGCCTTTCCCTCGGTAACGATAAAGTCAGCCCATTCCTGTTTCAGGGTGGTTTTCAGGCTGTCCGCATCGCTAATTGACCCATCTTCTGCAAGCTTGATTTTCTCAAGGTCGCTGACACGCAGCACAGCGTCAAGCCGCTTATCGGAAACGCCAATCTCTTTCAGCAGCCCCTTAAAAGCGGCCTGTTTTTTGGCGTTTGTTTCCTTTGCAGCGACATCCTTTTTGTAGGTGTCAAACTCTTCCTTGATGGCTTCATACTTTACCTTAAACGGGTCTTTGCCAGCCTTTTCGGCATCGGCTTTCAGCGTGTCCAATTCCCTTTGAACACTTGGCAGCTTTTCAGCATCTGCCTTGAATTTTTCTCTCTCAGATTTCAGCGCATCCACCGTTTCGGTATGTGCGTCAATAATCTGATCGATCTTCTCATCTTCGATGCCCATTGCTTTGAGCATCTTGCGTGTTAATGCCATGACAATAACTCCTTTTCTTCGGCAACGTTGCTTCGTTGTTAGTTTTATATAAAATCAGCGGTGCTTCGCTGGTTTTACCGTGTTTGGCGGTTGTAAACGATGCAGCACTGACGCAACCAGTGCCGCAAACAACTGAGCCGCCGCAGTTTATAACGCTCCCGTTTTACGGCTGGGAATCGCCGCAGGTTTCCGCATATCGGCTCTGTCTTCAGAACTCTGGAAACCTGAAACCGCCAGCTAAATACCATTCGGTGGTTCACTGGCTCTGGTGGTTCTGGATGGATTTGCACCGCCACAGAACCATATAAAAAAGCAACCTGCATCTGCAAGTTGCTTCAGCTTTTAAGCTGCTGTTCGATAATTTGCTTATATTCGCCCGTATGGTCGGCGATGGCGTTTTTGAGGAAGTGGATTGGTTTCATACCCCGTGTTGTGTGCCAGTCGCCGTGAGCGTCCTGATATGACCACGGCGTCTGCCTGCCGACACCTTCATCACAGTAAATGCCAGTTCCAAACTCGTTGTATATGGCATACTCCTGATTCGTGCCGACATAGCACTCTTCGCCCTGCACAAGGTGGTTCATGCTGTTGCGCAGCGCACCCGTGTCCACACGGCTGGCAGACGTGATGTTCTGCTTTGCGTGGGAAACCGCTTGGTTGCCGCAGGCTTCAAGGGCTGCTTCTATCTTGGTCGCCAGTTCTTGCAGCACCTGCGGCGCATTGTCGGTAAACTGTACGTCAGCCGCCATATGGCATCCAGTTCAGTTCCATGAAGACATCTTTTTTGTCTTCTGGCGGTTTAAGCTTCTTTTTCGGCGTTTCAAGATACGGGCTTGTGTGATGGCATATCTCTCCCCGAAGCGTTGCTTTTACCACCCTGCAGCAGCAGCCAGTATATAAGGGTTCGCCGTTATCACCGCAGCCCGTCATGTAATACGCTTCATCGTCTTCGCCAATATAGCACAGTTTGTTCACTCTGAGCGTTTTCAGAGCAACGTCAATCGCCTTATTCAATTCAGATAACGTCATTCTTCAACACTCCTTTGATTTCACTGCTGAACGGCAGGTCATCAACCCTGAACAGGTCAAGCGATTTGGGCGACAACTTGTCAAAATATGACCTGCAGTCCATCTTCGCATTCTGTGGGTCGTAAAATTGCACTTTGCCGCCAACGTTTTCGGCTACAAACACATGACCAAGATTATCCTCTTTCCAGAAACCGCTGATTATCGCCCGTGCGCCGTTGCCGTAGCCATTCATCATTTCTTCAACAGCTTCAACGCATTGCTTTGTGGTAAACTGGTCGAAATTCGACAGCGTGTAGCCCTTTTCAACCCACAACCGTGTCGGCGTTCTGTTGCCTTTGGCATATGGCAAGGTGTAGCCGTTGCCCCTTGCATACTTATCATCATCCGCAAGTGGTAACGCTGTGACATCATAGCCCCTGCGCCTTGCTTCATATGCTGTCACGCAGTGTGAGCAGTTCTGCCCGTACTCATAGGAATTCTTGTCGTATCTTGGGTTCGTTGCTTTTGCATCATCAAGCCTGCTGTGTTCCCCGACAATCGGCTTCAACTGTGATACAACAGCATGGTCTTCCGCAGGTGCTGCGCCTGCTGTTGGAAGTTCAGCCATGCGCTCTGCCTTTTCACGCTGCTGCTTTGACCCTGACCTCATTTTAACGGATTTATCCGCAGATGTAAAGATTTCTCTTGATTCTGGCTTCGCTTCTTGCCATTCCTCAAAAGACATACCGTCCATTTTATCGGATTCCTTTACGGTATCGCCCTCAAAGCCTTTCACCCAAGAAAGCAAGGTGCAGCGGCAGTTCCAGATTTCTTTTTGTGGCGCATCGCTGTCGCCCGTGCAGTCGGCTGGGTAGTAAATGGTAAAGCCGTCAGGCGTGTGAAAAGGCTTGTCCACATCGGTGCGCTGCCCGTGCATCAGCCTGTGGTCGTGCCGTGTCCTGTCATCCAGTGTGGCCTGCCATTCTATCACAAGGTCAACGCCAAGCCTGTCAGCCCTGCGGTAAGCTTCATATCGGCCTGCATTCTGTGCGCTGGTTGTCATCGTCCTTGCTTAGCGTACAGCGGAATTATAATTCATCT